TTATGGCGCATATGGTTTTCGGCTCTACGCCTCTAGTTGCTGGAATGCCTGCGATGGCTATGGCGCTTCAGAAGCACATCATGGAGCATGTGAAGATTGCAGCGCGGGAACGGGCGGCGGTGCAGTTTATCCAGTCTAGACAGGCTGTAGGTGGTGAGGCTGCAACTGAAGAGGAGATGTTGCAGGTAGAGGGCTTGACTGCACAGTTTGTTGCCGAAGGTATGCAGATGGTCAAGCAGATGTCACAGCAAGTCTCTGGTCAGGGACCTGATCCGTTGATCCAGCTAAAGGAAAAGGAGCTAGAGATCAAGGCGCAGGCGGAGCAGGCGGACTCACAAGTGGACCAAGCCAAGTTGCAGCTTGATGCACAGAACCAAGAGACACGGGCTCAACAGTTCCAGCAGCGTCTGGCAAGTCAGGAGTCCATGACGCAGGCACGTATTCAATCAGCTATGGAAAGAGAGTTACTCAAACAGCGCGGGCAGTAGAGTAAAGCTGGGGGCAAAATGGAACCAATAACTACGGCGCTGGCAGGGATATCTTTATTTAAAGCGGCAGTTGATGGCATCAAAAGTGCCATTGGCACCGCTAATGATGTATCTGATATAGCTCATTACATTGACAACCTGTTTGAAGGCGAGAAGCAGGTTCAGCAAAAAAGAATTAAGAAGTCCGGTGTTGGCGTAGCCGACCAGTTCGGCGTAAAGTCTGTTGCGTCTGAGATTATTGACGCTCGTCTTGCACAAGAACAAATGCAAGAAGTAGCTAGTTTAGTTGATATGCGCTTTGGTCACGGAACATGGCGTTCCATCGTAGATGAACGGGCTAGGCGTATACAGGCAGCCAAAGAGGCCGCTGCCGAGGCTAGGCGAAAGAAAATTCAAGAAGCCAGAGAGTTTGAGGAGAACTTGAAGCAGTTTTTTATGATTGCTGGAGCCGTTGTAATTGCTGCGGTGTTTTTCATTGTGATGATTGCAATGATGGCACGGGCGGATGGTGATAAATACGTTCCTTGCAGACTTGCTAAGTACAAGAAAGTAGACAAGGAATGGCACTGTCAGTATGAGGGCGCGAATAAAACTCGCACTTCTATGATTATTGGAGAGTTCTGCCCAAGGGTGTATATGTGTCTGTATGATCCTAATAGTAGCAACAAGATTGTGGAGTGGTAATGGCAAAGACCCTTTCAGAAAACTCTAGGTTTAATAAGTTTGATCTTGATAATGACGGCACTGTGACTGACGAGGAGATTGCTCACGCGAAGGATATGCTGGAGTTAGAGCTTCGTGAGGAGAAGGCTGATGCCCAAAAACGCATGGCTTGGATTGCTGTTGCTAGTATGGTTGGTTTCGCGCTTTTGCCTCTGGTTCCTTGGATACCTGAAAGCAGGCTGGCGTTTCTGGCTAGCTTGAGTGATATGTTGTTTCTCAGTCAGGCGTCGATTGTGGGGTTTTACTTTGGCGCACAGGCGTACATGGCGAAGAAGTAATGTACCAAGCGATAGTTATTGCTTGCATGGTTACAACCCCGCAAGTTTGTGTAACCTTTGAGGGGCAGCAGTGGTTTAACACCGAGGCTTTATGCAAAAATCGAGCTTTGAGAATGGCCGAAGATGTGCATATATATTATAAAGGATACAAGCCTACTAGTTATAAATGCAGGTTTTTACCTAACGGAGCGTTAACAAGGTAAAAGGTTTTTGAAATGGAAAAAGGGTTCCTACTAGTAATAAGTATGTGGGGGAACACTGGCGCAGAATGGGAATATATTGGCAACCAGATAGTATTGCAGCAAGTGATGACAGAAGAGCAATGCGTTTATCTGATTGACGAAGACATGTGGAAAGCGTCCTACAAGAACAAGTACTATCAGATGATGGCGCATTGCTTCCCTGAAGATTGCGCTGGAGAGAAAGATTGTGAGTGAAGAAAAGAAAAAACCTGTTGAAGTAAATGTCGGGCAAAACAGCTTTGAGTTAGTGCTTCGCATCTTGGGCAACGAGTTTGTAGCTATAAAGATTGGTTCAACCAATTTCAGCGGCAAGCTAATAGCTGGTTCGATCTTGCTGCTTTTCTTTACCTTTATTATGCTTGAAGTGTTCGGCCTGTCAAAGGTTCTAGGTGTTGAGTAGTGGCAACCAAGATAAATGAGAACACTGAACTAGCAATGCCCATACGAAATCTTATGGCGATGGTTGTAGGGGCAGCTATTGGAACATGGGCATATTTTGGAATTATTGAACGATTAAACTCTATAGAAAATAAATTTGTATTGATAGAGGCTGATTTAAACCAAAACACAGAGTTTCGCATCAAATGGCCTCGCGGTGATATGGGTAGTCTGCCAGCGGATAGTGAGCAGTATATGTTGATTGAGCATTTAGCAGAACAGCTTTCCAAGCTACAACTACAGATTGATGAAGGTCGCGCACCACATGACCAGCAACAAAAGTTGAAATTAGATTTTTATGAAAAGAGAATTACAAATATAGAAAGTCAAATTGAGAAGTTAAGAAATGGACGCAACAGTAATTAAAACCATGACATTGATTTTGTACATGGGCGGCGATGTTTCAGAGCATACCGCCTATGAGCAGATTTCTAAATGTTTGAAAGCCAAGCGCACTATTGAAAGAAATTTGTACAAAAAAACAACTTCTGTGCGGTATTCTTGTGAAAATAAAACAGTTGAGGTATCAAAGAACACAGATGGCACGAACTATATTGTGAGGATCATAGAATGATACAGGCACTGATAGGACCCATAGCAAGTCTTGCGGGCTCTTTTATGGAGTCAAAGATTGAGCAGACCAAAGCCAAGGGCGCTGTAGCTAAAGCACGAGCCGAAGCAGAAGCGCAGGTTATGGTCACAGCAGCTACGCATGAGGCGGGCTGGGAAAAAATTATGGCGCAATCCTCTGATAACTCATGGAAGGACGAAGCGTGGACTATTCTGTTTATTGCTATAATCGCCATGTGTTTCATACCTTTTACACAACAGTATGTTGAAGATGGGTTTGCCGCGTTGTCCCGTACACCAGAATGGTTTCAATGGGCGATGTATGCTTCAATAGGCGCGAGTTTTGGTATACGGGGCCTAAAAGGATTTAAAAAATGAACAAAGATAGATTACGCGAGGAAATAGCCGAAGACGAAGGCTGTAAGTACGAAATATATTTAGATCATCTAAATTTACCAACGTGTGGCATTGGTCACCTTATCCTTGAGTCTGACGAAGAAAACGGGAAACCCGTGGGTACGGTTGTTGAACAAGAGCGGGTTCGCAAGTTATTCGCGCTTGATATGGCGGTAACGATTGACGAGTGCAAAGTTCTTTACAAGGACTTTGACGACCTGCCTGAAGAGGTGCAACACATAATTTGCAATATGATGTTTAATATGGGTCGTCCTAGACTAAGCAAATTCAAAGGTATGAAGGCTGGTGTTGATGCTGGTGATTGGAGCGCCGCAGCCGACGAGATGGTAGATTCCAGATGGTATACGCAGGTCCCCAATCGGGCCAGACGTTTGGTAGACAGGATGAGAGCTCTTGCAGAATCCGAATAGTATGTTATAAGAAGACATAGGATTTAATGCGGAGTTATCGGAGTGGATGAAGTTTACTTTGCGGAAGCTGTTTTTCGCATAATAAAAGAACGGCGACAAGGCATTCAAGACTTGTTGATTTATGACAACGTCAAGAATATAGAGCAATATCGTGAGCTCATGGGTAATTTAAAAGCCCTAGATCATGTGGAACAGGAACTCAAGGGCCTGCTAGATAAACAGGAGCGAAGCAATGACTAAAGCAGTTGACTTAGCTGCGGCATCTGAAGGTGTTGCAACTATTGCAGAGGCTTACAAAGAGCCTACTGACAAAGTATTAGACCCCGATTCTATCGGGGAGTCTCTTCTAGAAAGAATGCCTGCACCTACGGGGTGGCGCATTCTGGTTCTTCCATATCGGGGTAAAGGCAAAACAGACGGAGGTGTTTACCTTCCGAATGCTGTTGTTCAGGAACAAACTGTTTCGACACAGGTTGGCTACGTCCTTAAAGTTGGCGACTTAGCTTACAAAGATGCAGAAAAGTTTCCTATGGGACCTTGGTGTGAGCAGGGTGATTGGGTGATGTTTGCCCGTTATTCTGGATCTCGTTTCAAGATAGACGGTGGTGAAGTCAGGATACTCAATGATGATGAGGTTTTGGCTAAGATAAAAGAACCTGAAGATATTCTTCATTTCTAGGAGCAGATGATGGCTAAAGAGAATTTAAAAGCGGACGATCAAATAGAACTTGATTTGGATGATGCCGAAGAAACAGAGGTAGATCTTTCTGACGCAGGAGATGATGAAACGCCTCTTGCCGCGGCAGAAGATGATCAGTTTGAAAAGGCTGAAAGCAACACGCAGAAGCGTATTGATCGTTTGACCAAGAAGATGCGTGAAGCTGAACGGCGCGAAGAAGAAGCCTTGCGATACGCTCAGAACGTGAAGACTGAAGCGGAGCATCTAAAAACCCGAATGAACACTTTGGACACCAACTACGTCAATGAATACAGTAGTCGTGTTGAAAGTGAGATGGGGACGGCGGAACAGGCGCTTGCTAGAGCTATGGAGATTGGCGACACCAACGGTGTGGTGGAAGCTCAACGTAGTATCACCAAGTTAGCCATTGAGAATGATCGCGCAAATCAAGCCAAGATGCAGCAGCAGAGACACGCTCAACAAGAGGAAGCTCAACGGCAGCAGCAGGTTCAGCAGCCTATGCCGCAGCAGCAGCCGCGTAGACCCGATCCCAAAGCAGAAGATTGGGCTTCTAGAAACGAGTGGTTTGGCTCTGATGAGGCCATGACCTATGCCGCATTTGGCGTACATAAAAAGCTTGTTGAAAATGAAGGGTTTGACCCGCAGTCAAATGAGTACTATAGTGAACTAGATAAGCGCATGAAGGAAGAGTTCCCTCACAAGCTTAAAACCGGGGAAAGCAGGCGGCCCGCTCAGACCGTAGCTTCCGTATCCCGTTCGTCATCTGGGCGCAGTAGTGGGAAAAAGGTTAGACTCACCCCTAGCCAAGTTGCGATAGCAAAGAAATTGGGTGTGCCGCTTGAAGAATACGCGAAATACGTGAAGGAGTAGGTTAAATGTCTGAAGAACAGAACGAAATGTTTGAAGGTACAGTAAAACGTACTGCTCGCGCTAACCAAACTAGGGAGAAGACGGCGCAGCGTAAGCCGTGGGCTCCCCCGTCTATGTTGGATGCACCACCTGCACCGGATGGTTTTAAGCATCGTTGGATCAGGGCTGAAACCCGTGGTTTTGACGATACTAAGAACATCAGCGCAAAAATGCGCGAAGGTTATGAACTTGTTCGCAAGGACGAGTACCCAGACTTTGAGGCCCCGGTACTAGATTCAGGTAAATATGAAGGTGTGTTTGGAGTAGGTGGACTTATTCTTGCTCGCATACCAGATGAGACAATTGCGGAAAGGACAGCTTACTTTAATCAAAGAAGCTCTGACCAGATGCAGGCTGTGGACTCTGATATGATGCGTGAGAATGCTCATTCGACCATGACGATCAATAAACCTGATCGTCAATCTCGTGTAACTTTCGGTGGTCCTCAGAGATGATGACTACCTTTTTGTCAAATAGGAGAGACTAATGTCAAACATCTTGACAGGTGGATACGGCCTTCGTCCTATTGGTAAAACGGGCGGTAATCCCAATAACAACGCTACAACGATGTATGAGATTGCCAACAACTACACAACTGCTATCTTCAACGGGGGCATTGTTGTGCCCGCTTCTTCTGGAACAATCATCATTACCGATCAGGCGATTGCTCCTCTAGGCGTTTTAGGTGGGGTTGAGTACGTTGATTCCGTTACCGGTAAGACTACACACCTTAATTATTGGCCCGGATCAAACGCGGTAAGCGTTGATACAAATCATCCCGTAAAAGCTTACGTGTATGACGACCCAATGCAGCTATATGTTGTAGCAGCCGATGGAACTAACACCAACCGGGCAACCGCGTTGGCAGACGTTTTCATCAACTGTGACATGGCAAGTGTTAACAATGGTAGCACAAACACTGGTAAATCAAGCGATATGCTTGATATCAGTACAGCGGCTACTACAAACACTTTGGATCTTCGTATCGTCGGTCTCTATGAAGAGGCAGGCAATACAGATTACGCCGCACTCGGTCATCAGTACATCGTTCGTTTGAACGGTGCCTTCAACACAGGTACGACCATTGCGGTTGGCACCTACGCTACAACCGGTATATAGGAGGCTAGCAAATGGCTATTTCAAGAGCACAACTAGCTAAAGAGCTAGAACCCGGTCTAAATGCACTTTTTGGGCTTGAGTACGACCGTTACGAGAACGAACATGCTGAAATCTTCGCTGAAGAGTCTTCAGACCGTTCTTTTGAAGAAGAAGTGATGTTGGGTGGTTTCTCAACAGCACCGACTAAAGAGGAAGGCGCAGCCATCTCTTTTGACGATGCTCAAGAGACATACACTGCACGGTACACACATGAGACAATCGCTTTGGCGTTTTCCATTACGGAAGAGGCTATTGAGGATAATCTGTATGACCGTTTGGCATCACGCTACACCAAGGCTCTGGCCCGTTCTATGGCCCAGACCAAGCAGATTAAAGCAGCGGCTATTCTGAACAATGCGTTCAGCACAGGCTCTTCTGCAATCGGCGATGGTGCAGCACTTTGTTCTTCAGCACACCCATCCTTGACAGGAAACCAACGCAACCTTCTTACAACAGCCGCTGATTTGAACGAAACTTCACTTGAGCAGATGTTGATTGATATTGCTGGTTTGACTGATGAGCGTGGTCTGAAGATTGCAGTTCGTGGAATGAAGCTTATCATTCCAAAAGAATTGCAGTTCATTGCAGAGCGTGTGATTAACTCAAACTTGCGTTCAGCAACGGCTGATAATGATGCAAATGCTATCAAGAACATGGGTATGCTTCCTGAAGGGGCAGTAGTTAACCATTTCTTGACTGATACAGATGCGTTCTTCATCAAGACCGATGCACCTAACGGTTTCAAATACTTTAACCGTTCTCCAATCAAGACTGCTATGGAAGGTGACTTTGACACCGGAAACATGCGGTTTAAGGCCCGTGAGCGTTATAGCTTCGGCGTTTCTGATTGGCGTTCAGTGTTTGGAACACCGGGCGCAGCCTAATATCTCTTCTCCCGTAGAGATTAGAAAGAGCGGCTTCACAGCCGCTCTTTTTTATTGTATAGTATATTATACCCTGACAGCCGCGTACTGTGGCTGACACTAGCCACGACAGGAGCGTATCACATGGCTAATACAACTTTCTCGGGACCAGTCCGGTCCGAAAACGGTTTTCAGCAAGTCACCAAAAACACAACAACTGGTGCAATTACACCTTCACAATTTGCGTTACAGACGATTGCCACCACAGGCAACAATGTCGTTGACACAAGCACAGGCACAGCCGCAGGT